GGTGCTGACTCCAAGGATCGCTCCCCAGGACCGGCACCCACCAACCCAGACGGCTCAGAGATGAGCACCGGGCAGCGCCTGGGGACCATCTACAAGGATGCCGCCACGGATGCCATCGAGCCCGCTGCGGCGGCAGCCGGTGGTGCCCTCAAGTCTGTCTTCGAGACCAAGGACTTCCTCTTCGGTGACACCCCCAGGCCTCAGCAGTCCGAGCTGCGCCGGGGCATTGAGGAGGACGTGGACCGCCTCTCCCAGAAGTCCCTCTTCAATGGCATTGCCGCCTCCATGGGTCAGTTCACCGCTGGCATGATCGGGGTCGGCAAGCTCGGAGCCGCCGCTAAGGCGCTCCCCTGGGTCGGCAAGGGCATAGCAGCAGTAGCTGAAGGTGCTCCCCTCCTCACCGAGACCGCGAAGGCAGCCACCGTGGGTGCCCTCGTGTTCGACCCTCAGGACGCTCGACTGAGCAACCTCATCCAGGACACACCGCTGGCCAACCCGGTGACAGCATGGCTCGCAGCCAGCCCAGATGACAGTGATGCCATGGGGCGCGTGAAGTCTGCCATGGAGTCCATCGGCCTCGACGCTACCCTCACGGCTTCCTTCTTGGTGGCCGGGAAGATCATGAAGCACCTCAAGGCCGGGGACACGGCGGCAGCCCAAGCGGAGGCCAATCGGTTCCAGGCCCAGCAACGCGCCGAGATGGCCAAGGAGCAAGCCGCCAATGCAAGTGCCGCTAATGAACCAGCTCAGGCCGGTGGACCGGGAACTACGGCTGACGTTCAACCCACTCCCGGAGGGAATGCCCCTGAGGCACCGGCTCCGGTTCCTGGCAATGCAGAAGCGCCTAATGGTGCTGCTGGCCCCAGCGGGGATACCAGTGGAGCTGCACCAGCAGGGGACGGTGCTCCGGTATCGGCCACTCCAGATGCTGGGAACCCTATGGGCCTCAGCGCAGATGCCAACGGAGTACCGACACCCGGTCAAGCGGAGGGTGCTCCAGGTGGCCCCAAGTACCAAGCAGCCAACGAGAACGTAGGGGGAGCCACCGAGGCTAACCCACCGAGGCCAGCCCCCGAAGTCAACGTAGGCATCCCCGACACTGGAGCCCGCAAGGGTGGCCCTGTGGAGCCGATGGTCAACTTCGCGGACGAGGACACCCAGGCAGTCCTGAAGCTCGCCCAGAAGGACGCTGACGCTATGTGGCTACATGACGGCTACTATGGGGCCATGCTTGCTGGACACAAGTTCGGTGATGGGGACCACCTCCCCTATGGCAAGCTCAACACGGACCAAGACCTGGAAAACTTCATGACCAGGGTCACCGATGCTGCACAGGAGCGAGCCGACAAGCTCGGTGGTGGAGCAATCCTCCATGACGCCCAGGTGCAGCAGATCGTTCGGCAGACGGTCGCCCTCTACGGGAAGGACCCTCAGGCTGTCCTCAACATCCTCCAGAATGCAGGGCGCAATGCCTCGCGGGAGGTGGCGAAGATGACCTCGGCCTACACCATCATGCAGAAGGCTATGGCTGACGCATCCTTGCTTGCCGAGAAGTTCCGCATGGAGGACCATGCAGTCTTCGGGGGTGACCCCAAGGCTCACATGGCAGAGATCAAAAAGCAGCTCAGCGTAGCGGCCAGCCTCTATGCAGCCGGGGACTCCATGTCCTCGAACGCAGGCCGGTCACTTCGAGGGATGCGGCGCGATGTCCTGCCATGGGACTGGTCCAAGGTGAAGAGCTTCACGGCAGACCTCAATGGTGCCCCTGATGCAGTGGTCATTGACCTCCTCGGTGCGGCCCAGGGTCGTGCCCAGGCACTCAAGACGCTGATGACGCCGAAGGTGCTGTCCTCGATTGGGGACTTCCTCCAGTACATGAGGATCAACAACCTCGTCTCTGGCCCCCTCACCCAGGTGGTCAACGTGGTTACCAGTGGTGCAGTGGTTGGTATGACCCCGATGACGAAGATACTTGGGGCCCTCCCAGGTGCTCTCATCGGGAACAAGAAGGCCATGGGTGCCATCGGCATGTACGCCCGCCAGTACAACTATATGGGGGCCACCCTTATTGATGGCTTCAAGACTGCTGGCAAGGCGTTCCTCAAGGGTGACTCGGTGCTCTCTCCGCACAACACGGAGATGTGGCATGGGGTCCAGGTGGACAAGCGCATCCCGGCTCCAGGGTCTCAGCCAGTTGGCAAGGGCTTCTTCAAGCCGTGGAATAGCACCGGCAACATCGTCTACAACGCTCTGAGTGTCGCAGGGGCCCCAATCGGGGTACCCACAAGGGCCTTGGGGTCAGCCGACGAGCTGCTAAAGCAGATCACCTACCGGTCTAAGGTCATGGCTAGGGCTCACACTGAGGCCCTGGAGCAGATCGCCACCAGGACTGGCATGACGGCAGCCGACAAGAAGGCCTACGTCAAGCAGTACGTCAAGGACAAGGTGGACAATGCCTTCGATGCACAGGGCAGAGGGCTCGACCCCAACGCTCTGAAGGAGGCAAACATCGCGACCTTCCAGCAGGACCTCCTTCCGGGGACCTTTGGGAGGCATATACTTGCCATGACACAGCAGTTCTGGCCTGCTCGGTTCGTCATTCCGTTCGTGAAAACCCCAACCAACGTCATCAGGACAGGCTGGAAGCTCACTCCGGGGCTCAATATCCTCCAGGGCGAGTATCGGGACATGCTCCTGGGTCACAATGGCATCGAGGCACAGCACCAAGCCGTAGGCCAGATGGCCATGGGCTCCCTGTTCCTGGGTGCAGCGGCCTACTTGTCGTCTCAGGGCCTCCTCACAGGGGGTGGTCCGCTCGATCCTAAGGCTCGCGCAGAGACTATGGCCACCGGTTGGAAGCCTTACAGCATCCCCAGGAAGAACGAGGACGGCACTACCACCTACTACAGCCTCTCGAAGCTCGACCCAGTGGCCATCCCCATGGGCATTGTGGCCGATATCATGGACCATCTGCATAACGTAGAGTGGGATGGCACCGATGAGGGCCTGGAGCCAGCCGCTGAGGCTGCACTTCTGGGCCTAGTCATGTCGGTTGGCAAGCAGTTCCAGCAGAAGACGTACCTTCTTGGTGCCACCCAGATGCTGGACGCCATCATGAACACCAACGAGGAGCAAGGAGGCAAGCAGTGGGAAACCTACCTGTCCTCCCAGGCTCAGAGCTTGGTGCCCTTCAGTGGCCTCACACGCCAGACCAACGACGACATATACCTTCGGGATGCTCGCTCGCTGGCCGACAAGCTCATGCAGGTAACTCCTGGGCTCAGCGACAAGCTGGACGCACGGCGGAACTGGATGGGTGAGAAGATGGTGCAGAGGCCTGGGCTGTGGTCTACGGACGAAGCCTCCCTCATCGACCAGGAGATGACCCGACTGACTCTCCAGAATGGCACGAGCCTCACGCGGGCCTCCCCGTATCACCAAGGCGTGGACCTTCGGGACCTGACCATGGAGGATGGGAAGAACGCCTACGAGCGCTTCCAGGAGCTGACCTATCAGGTGGCACCAGGGAAGCCCACTCTTCGGGCCCGTGTCTACAAGCTGATGACCTCTAAGGGCTACATGAATGCCCCGGATGGTGCAGCCGACATCAACAATACCAAGATGAACCAGATCGCGGACCTCGTGTCCAAGGCACGGAAGCAGGCCCTCCAGGTCATGCAGAAGGATAAGCAGTTCCGGCAAGCCCTCATGCTTCCGCAGCAGCAAGCCAACGATCAGTTCCGAGCTGTCAGGGGCCTACCGCCCAAGGCTCCCACTCCGCACAAGGGCATAGACGCTCTGGAGCGCATGGGGGAAGCCTTTGGCATCGACCTTGACGGGCAGCCGGATCAACCACAGGAGTGAACTAGGTGGCCAGTAGCTACCGCAGATTTACATTCAACGGCAGCACCGACCTCGTTGACCTCACCTTCGGGTACCTCGACAAGTCTCACGTCTCTGTGAAGCTTGACGGGGTGCTCGTCAACCCCAACACCTACACCTGGAACACGGACTCCCAGATCGACCTGGGGTCCAATCCGGTGAATGGTACGGCTTGTGAGGTTCGCAGGACGACCCCTGGTGACCCCCTGACGGAGTTCCAGCCGGGTAACCTCGACAGCTCTGACCTCAACTACGCAATCCTCCAGGCACTCTTCCTTGCAGCCGAAGCGGCTGACCGGCAGGGTGACACCGAGGCAGGCGGCTGGGTCACTGCTGCTGGTGGGGCGGGTGGCACGGTCACCAAGGGAGCCGAGGCGCAGAGCCTTATCTACGACGCCAGCGGTAACATCGTCCCAGGCCCCACGGTGGCTGACCTCATGGACGCCGAGGACAATGCCGACGAGGCCACAGCATCTGCCATTGCGGCGGCTGCTAGTGAGGCTCAGGCGCAGGCGTGGGCTGAGACCCCAGAGGATACCCAGGTGGTCAACCATCCAGGCTCCTTCTCTGCTCTACACTGGGCTCAGAAGTCTATGGATGCGGCGGCCACGGCCATCGCTGGTCTCGCTGGGCTCATACACGCAGCCACCCTGAAGGCACCCCTCGATGGTGCCGACGAGCTGCCCCTGGCGGACAGTGCCGCTAGCTGGGTCCTCAAGAAGCTTTCCTTGACAGGCCTTCGGGACTGGCTTGTGGGGCAGGGGACGGCCAACGACTACTTCGAGGGGTTTGACGCCACGCGGGTGAACAACTCCCAGATCACCTTCTCGGCAGGGACCATCAAGGGTAATGGTAGGTTGGCCACGTTGGCGGCCCCCATCACCAAGGACCTTGCGCTTGCCTGGGTGGCGGGTACGGGTGGTGGTAGGGATACAGGCTCGGAGCAAGCTCAGGCTGGCGTCCACTACTTTGTCATCCAGAACATCGCAACTCCATCGTCAGTGGACATCATCATCTCCCACAGCGCCACTGCCCCGACTATCCCGGCAGGCTGGGCTCTGGTGGGCCGGGTGTTCAGCTACTGGAATGACGCTTCAAGCAACCTCGTGGGCTTCACGCAGGTCAACAAGAGGGTCTACTGGGCGGCTAGCGTGGACTGGCTTTCGTCCTACACAGGGACGATTGTTTCGACGGTCACAGGTCCTCCAGCAGCAGCACCAGTGCCTTCAGGCATTAGGGTGGATATATTGGTCTATGCCACATGCCGCACTAGGTCTAGTGGGACTACCACGGTGGCCTGCTATGATGGTGAGCCCGGTCTTGGTTTCGCCTCCGGTATTGGTATTCTCAATTATCTCGGGGCAGTCAATGCTGATACAGTGAGCACAGGCAGGGTACGCACTACTACCACTCGGCAGTGCCGCCTTGGCATCACCAACACGGGGGCCGGTAGCAATATCGACCTTACCATCTCTGGCTTCGATGACTACACGCTGCCTAAGAGGGAGAAGTCTAACTAATGGCCACCACCATCTATGACATTTGGGTGCTTCGGGACGAGGCCGGGCAGATTGCTGGCGTGTCCTATGCCCCACTCACTGGAGTCCCCCTGGAGCGCATCACCGAGGCCACCTATGCAGAGTGCCAAGCGTACCTGCATCCAGCACCCCCGAGCCCCCTCGAAGAGCCCATCCCGGTGGACATCTTCTGGCAGGCCGCCGAGGACCTCCTTGGCCTCACCAAGTATGCCGTAATGGCTGCCACCATGGCTGACCCGGCGCTATCCGAGGCTGAGAAGATGGACGCCCTGGTGAACATCGCAGCAAGGGACCGGTACCGCAGGGACGACCCTAACGTAGGCCGCCTCTCCACAGCCCTGGGGTACCCCTCGGAGCAGATGGATAGCCTGTGGGTCTACGTATTGGAGAACTATGTCTAGCCCTACAGAAGACGACCAGGAGTCGCCCCGCAAGGGACGCTCAAACGCTATCCTCACCTACGAGAAGGTCGAGGAGATCAGCCTGGGCATCCAGAAGGCTCTGCTAGGCATCCAGTACCTGACCAAGCAGGTAGACGAAACGCAAATGGACCATGAGGCTAGGCTTCGGGTCCTGGAGCAGAACCAACAGGCGAATAAGGGGCAGCAAGGTGCTTCCTCTTACATCCTGCAACTACTGTGGCCCATCATCACAGCGGCTTTGGCCACTGGGGTCACCCTTCTCATCAACAAGTAAGGAACATACGCATGTCCAAGAATACCCTGAAGGCTGGCAAGGTCGAACGTCTCGCCTTCGAAGTCAACGCCACGGACCTCTCCGCTGGCACCCCGCAATACTTCTATGCTCCCTTCAAGGGCTACATCGAAGGCATCGACCTCGTGGTCCAGACGGCCATCGTCACGGGTGGCGTCATCAAGGTCCAGAAGGCCTCGGGTGTTGCTGACGGTTCGGACGCAATCGCTGCACTCGCTGACGTGGTCGGCGCAACCATCACGGTCGCCAACTCCGCTGAGGCAGGCTTCCGCCAGACGGCAGACTCCACCGAAGGCAAGGGCCTGGGCCGCTATGTCGAGGCTGGTGACCTCATCGCCATCAACGTCGATGCAGCCTTCAACGGCGGCGGCGCAGTGCGGGGCTCGGTTCGCATCCGCGATACCATCGACCTGTCCAAGGCAGTCGGCTACTAATGGCCTCTGAGGACCTCCCCGAAGGCAACGAGGCGGACGAGTCCAAGGAGTTCGATGACCTTATGGGTCTGACCCTAGAGGACATCTTGCGGGAGGGCCAGAAGGCCCTCTTTGCTCGCCTCGTTGGCAGATGCCGCATCGGTATCGCCTCGCACCAGGAGCTGGCTATCCTGAGGAACATCCTCAAGGACAACGGCCTGACCCTGGGCATCCCCCCGGAGCTACCCGCCAAGGCCCCTGAGCCGGTGGACCTCCCTGACTACGACACACCGGAGTACCTGCAATGAGCGCTGACATCTGGTCCGCAATCATCTACTTCGCCAACTGGCTGCTCGCCCTCGCGGGTGCACGGGAGAAGGCGAAGGAGGACGTTACCGAAGACCCCGACTGGGAAGGCCGATGACGGCTACCGACGCGATTGGCCAGGAGGTGGGCATTGGGGATACCGTGATGCTCGCCCACACAGGCAAGAGCGCCGGGATAAGCTGGACTCGCTGTACGGTCACCCGCCTGACCGACAAGAGCTTCTGGTACGAGAGCCCATCCCCTTATGCCTACGGCTCGGTGAAGGTGGGAGACATGCTGGAGTGTGGAGCAAAACCCCTCCGTAACTGCATCAGGATCGAGAGGGCCAATGGCCACCTTTAAGGACCCCTTGAAGGAACTGAAGGACATCCGCGAGGGGGCTGGCGAACCGCTGGCCTCCAAGCTTGCCCTCCGTGTTCCTCCACACAGACAGCTTACCAACCCCACCAGCTACGAGACTCTCGGCAACCACCCCGCTGAGATGAAGCTCCCCGGCCTGACCCTTGATGAGCGCATCGACGGTGACTTCCGGGTATTCCTGACGCTGGTCTGGCGGCACCTCCTGGGCAATGATCCGAACCCCATCCAATTGGACATGGCCTACTGGCTCCAGCATGGCCCGTCCCGAAGCATCATTATGGCCTTCCGAGGCTTCTCCAAGAGCTGGATCACCGGGGCCTACGCCCTGTGGCGCTTGAGGAAGAACCCTGACGAGAAGGTGATGGTGGTCTCAGGCTCCCTCGTCCGCGCACAGGCAACCTCAAGCTGGTGCCTCTCGCTCATTATGACGATGGACATCCTCAAGGACCTCCGTCCCAAGACGAATAACAGGCAGTCAGCCACCATGTTCGACGTGGGCAACTGTGTGCCTGCCCAGTCGGCATCCTTTACGGCCTTCGGTATCGGGGGCCAGCTCGTGGGCTTCCGTGGCTCCCTCATCATCCCGGATGACGTGGAGACGCAGACTAACTCCCTCACTGTGGTCATGCGCGAGAAGGTGCGTGATGCGGTCAAGGAGTTTGAGTCCGTGCTGGTCCCCGGTGGTGAGATCAAGTACCTCGGTACCCCTCACGATGCCGAGAGCCTCTATCTGTATCTGCTCAGCCTTCGCAATGACGATGGCACCCCTGTCTATCAGGCCCGCGTGTGGACCGCCCTGTACCCCTCTGAGGAGGAGCGCAAGGTCTACAAGGGGATGTTGGCACCCTACATCGACCAGCAGATCAGGAAGCTCGGCCCCTCGTGCATCGGTCACTCGACCATGCCCATGCGGTTCACCGACGAGGACCTCGCCCAGCGTAGGGCAGCTATGGGTCTCTCGGAGTTCCGCCTCCAGTTCATGCTCAACATGGCCCTCAACGACAGCGACAAGTACCCCTTGAAGCTGCGGGACCTCATTGTGATGGACCTGGAGGACAAGCGTGGCCCAGAGGAGGTTGCCTGGGGTACGACTCATCGGGACCTGGACTTGCCCCTCATGGGCTTCGACGGGGACTTCTATCACCAGCCGGTCTATGTGGGGGATCACTTCGCTCCATGGGACAAGGTTATAGCCTTCGTGGACCCTTCGGGGCGGGGCGCTAACCAAACGGCGATGATGATCCTGGCCCTCTTGAATGGCCGGGTGTTCCTGCTTCGGATGTACTCCACCAAGGATGGCTACGGGCCTGACACACTGGCTACCATCGGGAAGCTCTGTGTCCGCTACCGGGTCAACGAGCTGTTCATTGAAGGCAACTTTGGTGACGGTATGTTCCTCTCGCTCGTCAGCCCTGTCATCCACCGGGCCTGGGCCGAATGGAACGATGCCCATCAGTCCAGGGACCATGGAGGCACCAGCATCACGGAAGTGAAGTCGGGCAACCAGTTCAAGGAGCAGCGCATCCTCAGTGTCATGGAGCCCATCACTCAGGGGCATCGGCTCATCGTCAACCGCGAGGTCGTCCTCTCGGATTGGAAGGGGCTGGACAAGATCGATGGCGAGGACATGAAGCGCTACTACTCTCTCTTCTACCAGTTCTCCCACCTCACCAAGGAGAAGGACTCCCTCAGAGAGGACGACTGCATCGAGGCCCTTGCCGCTGGCATCGGGATGCTCGGTCCCAGCCTCGGCATAGACCCCATCGGAATGGCCGCTCAGAGGCGCGGAGAGCGCGAGGAAGACTTGCTGGAGCAAATCCTACGGGAGCACGACGAGGCCGTCCTACGGGGCTCTCCGGGGCGAAAAGACACCCGTGTGACAGCCGCCAGGATACAAACCAGATAACCCAAAAGGGCGCAGCCAAAAGGATTAGTCTCCTGGTTGCGCCCTAAAGTCTCTACACCAAAAAGTGGGTAATAGGTGCCACTATAAGAAGGGGGAGCCTAAAGTCCAGCCTATAGTTATATCCTTATTGATTAGACCCTCACCACCTTATAGTCCCTTAGAGGGACATCCCTTTGGGCTACCTTATAGTCATGCTCAGAGTGACCTAGTAGCCTACCCTCTCGACCCTCATAGGGACAGGTCCAGGGGATGGGGACATGATACTACACTGGAGGACCCGAGGTCCCATAGAGCTAGGCCCTGCACCAGCCCAGCCGGGACACCTCAAGGGAGCACCCTCTAGTACAGCATCAGGTCCGAGGTACACCAGGGGTCACGTATGCGAGAGGTCTCCCACGTGGAGCGCCGCAGCGACTTTCCCCCCGTGGCGGCCCTTGGCGCGTGCCTTTCCACCTCAGGTAGGCACGGGGCGACCCTCAAGGCCTCTTCGCTTACCTGGGGTAGGCATATGGCCTATGTCCTACCGGGAGGACATGGGGTTAGGCCCGCTGCACTCTCTATGCATCCTTGAGGCCCTATGTCCTTAGTCCACCCTGTCACCTTTGAGATAACATCAGTGTGCTAGCCACTAGGTCACTCTAAGCACGGAAGGCAGAGAGGAGGGGCAGGGAGGCTTACCAGGGAGGCAGTGACTACCAGGGATGCATACCAGGGAGCCATGGCTTGGGGTCTATGCTCCTGGTCTATGCTCTAGGGGACTATGCCACTAGGTCACTATGAGGAGGAAGGAAGAGGGTCTAAAGTTTTTTTGCTTGAGGGGCTTGCACTCCGAAACGAATCACTCTAATGATTGTGTCACCGAGGGGGAACACTCCGAGGGCTTGGGGTCTTAGGCCTCAAGGTTCTTTGACAAGGGATCACAACTCAGAGAGAGGAGATAGACCCTATGAATATGTTTGAGCACATGCAGGTACTAGTACCCGCTGGCACCCTGGTAGGCTTCGGCCTTCGGTTCCTTCTCGCCACCCTTTGGGAGGTCTGAGAGATGAAGGCCATACTAACCAAGGTACGCGGTGCACACTTCAGGCTTCCCACTCGTAAGGGGATCATGAGGCAGAGCTACAAGGCAGCCCACATAAGCTACTTCGGTAGTGTGGGCCTTGAAGCACACGGACTATATGGCACGATGGGGATTGTCCTCTTCGCTATGTCCGTTGCTGATATCTTCTTGCACTTTGAGCAGGAGGC